ATAACAAGCAAGCAAGAAGTTCACTCTGCTGATGGCGGTGGCAACACACGACCTGTCATCACACTTGATATCGAAATCGACGGGACTCCATTAACTGGTGTAGAGTTTAACCTGAACGACAGAAGTGGCATGGATAGTCAAATTCTCATAGGAACTAATATAATTGAAGCTGGGAATTTTGTAGTTGATATTCATCAGGACAGCGATGTCGTTACCCAAAATGATACCAACGATATTGAGGGTAATGCTGTTGACCGCGAAACAAAAATCAGGGAAGCTATCGAGGTGTTGCGTAATTCAGACGTCACACTGGAAGAAATGTTGACATACCTGAAAAACGAAGCTATAACAAAATTATCATAACATAGGAACACAATATGGCTGTTGCAACAAAGTCACCGTTTTTTATAGTACAGGATTTTATTTCACCAATGATGTGTGAAGATTTGGTGGATACACTTGAATTCACTGTACCCGATGTTGACAAAGATGACCACTCCATTCCTACATATAAAACACACGAATTGGCTGAGCGAGTTGTATACGAACGATTCTTACAACTTGTACCCCAACTCGAAGAATATTATGGGATAGATTATAAGGGTACCGAACGCGTTCAGTTTGAATGGTTCGCTCAGGGTAGTGAAGGCGAGATGCATGCTGAAAACAGCAGTTATCTACGCAAAAAATGGCTACGAACAAAACAACGCGATTTAACAGCTGTTTTGTTTCTAAGCGATTACCAAGAGCAGGCATCATTCGATGCTGAATTTGAGGTGTATGGTGGAAAATTAGAATTCCCGCAACACAATCGCAGTATTAACCCTCAGCGCGGAACACTAGTTGTGTTTCCAAGCGACCCACATTTTATAAACAGAACATCCGGTGTGTTTATTGGCGATTTATATCAGGCCCGTATACAATTAGCTGCTAAAACACCTTTCATATATCAGCCACAAGGTTTCCCTGGGGATTACCGAACGTGGTTCAAGGCCATTGTTTAACACGATTAAGCAAAGCCTATAAGCACTTTTGAAGTGTGAAATCCAGCCATAAAATGGTTTGTGGCTGGAGTGTTCTACCAGAAAGGAGATATAGACTTATGACTGACATTGCTGTTAGTAAAAAGGTGCTACGCACGTTATGCTATTTTGCTGTGTCTGCTTCAATTACCGCATGTTGCAGTATAGGAGCAACCATAAAACTCAACAACGATGTTGTTAGCTACCGCGATACAAATACTTCATTATCGCAACAGTTAAATCATGCAACAACCGAAATAGAGCAGTTAAAAAGGTTACAGTTAGAAACCAACAAACAACTAGCTGACAAGATAACCGAGAATAATATGCTCAAGCAACAACTCGCTGCCAAGAAAGTAGCAGCCGTAACAGCATCCAGAGAAGCCGATTGCATGGCAAAAGCCATATATTTTGAAGCTCGCGGAGAAGTTATGGGCGGGAAAAAAGCAGTAGGGACCGTAATATACAATCGCATGAAGAGTAAAGTATTTCCCACAACTGCATGTGGTGTTGTGTATCAGCGCATACCAACTAAACGTGGTGTTAACAAAAAATGTCAGTTTAGCTGGACATGTGACGGTGCCACGGACGCCATTGACCGTTCTAGCAATGCGTGGCTTGATAGTAAACACGCAGCGGTTACAACATTATTAGGCAATCGCTCTAGTATTGTGGGGAATGCTTTATACTTCCACAGCGGTAAAGGTAAACCACAAGCTCGAACCGTATTTGTTGCTCGTGTCGGTAATCATAAATTTTACCGTTGACGAATCACGATACATTGTTATATAATACATTCACATTCATAACACATAACAAAGGAAAGAACAAATGGCTAAGAAAGAAACAAGTGCTTCAGTATCTCTGCGTGACCCAGCTGAGCGCAAAAAGTTTAAATCTGCGCTATCAAACGTAACACACCAGTTCCAGATGATCGATGATCGTAAAGAAAGCATCAAAGAAGCAATTGCTGAAATGGCTGCTGTCTACGGTCTGGATAAGAAGCTGGTTCGTAAGATTGCAACTACCATGTATAAGCATTCATATGCTGATGTGGTTGAAGAAAATCGTCACTTCGAAGAATTGTACGAAAGCATCGTTGATGTTGCATTAGCAGGCACGAACGACTCTCTCGATGACGAAGACGAAGACGAAGATGAAGGTTCCGGTTCTGGTTCCGAAGATTAACAAAAACCGCCGAAAGGCGGTTTTTTATTGTAATGGTTTAAGACAGGAGAATAAATGAGTTATATCTCTGCTATACACGATAGGCGTCGTGATACAGTTATTGTTTGGGAACGTGATGAAGAAGGCAATCGTGTAGAATTAGCTTACGATGCGCCTTATTATTTTTATACATCTGACCCCAACGGTAAGTACAAAACGATTTTTGACACGCGTGTAACAAAACATGAATTTAAAAAAGGTCGTGATTTTTACACTGCACGCAAAAAATTTGACGAAGATAAAGTGCAGTTATGGGAAAGTGATATCGGTTCCGATGTTCGGGTGTTGTCTAACCACTATTACAACCTTCCAGCACCAAAACTACACATAACACTACTAGATATCGAAGTGGACTATGACCCAGACTTCGGTTACAGTTCTACACGCAATCCGTACGCTCCAATTAACGCCATTTCATTGTTCCACATGCATCAGAATCGGATGGTGGTTATCGCTATTCCGCCAAAGATGAATGAAGATGAATGGACACCAGAAAAACTGTCTATGGCATGCGATAGCATTCTTGAAGTACCAAAAACATACGAAACAGAATACATTCTTGTATCAAACGAACAAGATTTATTGTTACATATCATAAACGAAATCTATGATAGCGATATGCTATGTGGATGGAATAGTGAAACATTCGACTTCCCATATATTGCAAAACGTATGGAGATAGTACTGGGTCCAAAATCGTTACGGTACCTTTCGTTCCCCAATGCTGAAATGGCAACGTTCGAGGAAGTAGATACCAAGTATGGACCACAGATAAAACTGAACACTTCGGGCCGTATGCTTGCCGACTACATGGCACTGTACAAAAAGTACGAGTTTGGAGATAGACCATCATACAAACTTGCTGCTATATCAGAGGAAGTGCTTGTTGACGATAAGACGGATGAACCTCTATTACCAAAGTTGGAGTATGAGGGCAATCTGGCTGATTTGTATAATGATGACTTTGCATTCTTTATACGTTACAACATTCGAGACTGCGAGATATTGTTGGGTTTTGAACAAAAGTTAGCTTATATCGAACTAGCAAACCAAATGTACCATATGTCATGTGGGTTATTTACTCATGTAATGGGAACATTAAAGTTGGCCGAGCTAGCTATTGTTAACTACTGTCACCACGAATTGCGCAAGGTTGTTAAAAACGTCACTGAGCCTGAAATTGACAGAGGCATTGAAGGTGCATTGGTTCTGCTGCCACAAAAGGGTATGCACGAATTCATTGGATCGATTGATATCAACTCTCTGTATCCATCAGCCATTCGCTCCATCAATATATCACCAGAAACATTACGTGGTCAGTTCACCAGAGATGTTGTAGACGCGACGTGTATTTCAACAGGTGATACTAAACAAGAACTGACGCTAATTCTCGAAAACGGTGACGTTGTAACAGGAACAGGTGCTGAATTTAGACAATACCTTAAAGCAAGAAAGTAGGCTATATCCGGTTATGGTACTGTGTTCGACCAAACCAAGCGCGGCATTATACCAACCATTCTAGCCGATTGGTATGCGCAGCGCAAAAAGTTCCAGGCTGCAAAAAAGGATGCTGGTAAGGCCGGGGATGCAGCAAAAGTTGGTTATTATGACCGTTTGCAATACGTTTATAAAATCAAACTCAATAGTTTGTACGGTGCTTTAACAAACCAATATTTCCGGTTTTATGATTTACGCATGGGCGAATCAACCACTGGTACTGGCCGCATGATTTTACGACACCAGTGTCGCAAAGTGGGAGAGATCTTGGATGGTAATTACAATTTTGATATCCCAATGTACGCAACAGTGAAAGACGCTGAAGAAGCAGGCCACAAGGCTGATGTTGCTCTGTACGGGCCGAAGTTTAACGGTAAATTCCAGTCTCCAAGTGTTGTGTATGGTGATACTGACTCTGTGGTTGGTAGCACTATGGTTGATATCGATGGCGATAATAGAACCATTGAGCACCATTTTGAGCAGCTACGGGATAACAACACCGGCACTTTGTTGCAGTTGCCCAATAATGTTGAATTATTATTGCTGGATGGGTTATGCGAATCTCCGTGCATTGCTGATGAAGGTTGGGATTATGCGCCTGTATCAGCAATCTATCGGCACAAAACAACCAAGCGGTTATTCAAAATAACAACCAGTTCTGGTAAACAAGTAACTGTAACGGAAGACCACAGTGTTATGGTTGTTGATGAGTTTGACAAGTTAGTGGAGCGGAAACCGACAGAACTTAACCAGGAGGATAGGGTGATAGAGCAGAAGATGTGAGTATCTCCATAAATATAATCACCCCAAATAGGATTAAATTATGTCACCAGTAGTAACCTGTCAGGTCTGTGGTGGTACTTTCAAGCGCATCACCCACAAACATTTGAAACACCACTCCTTAACTTTAGCAGACTATGCTAGTTTATACCCAGAAGCTCCTCTGTATACAGAGGAGCTTCGAAATAAATTTGCATCAAACGATGAGAACAAATGGATTGCTAAGCACGGTGCTGTTGATGGCCCGAGATTATATGCTGATTATAAAAATATGTTGGCCGTGAAGAATACCTTTGAACACAAACGCGACACATATGGTTGGTCCAGAGAACAATTTGATGCATACAATAAACGCAGAGCTACTACACTAGCTAATATGGTAGAACGGTACGGTGATAGTGATGGTCGTGCAAAGTGGGAACAATACCGAGCTCAGCAAGCAATTGCTGGTGTAACAGAATCCTGGTTTATTGACAAATATGGTGCACATATAGGCCGCCAAATGTGGCAGAAAGTGTGTCAATCCAAACGTCACACGCTGCCTAATTATATCCAGCGGTATGGTGTAGATATAGGTACTGTCAAATATCACAAATGGCTTACACAACTTAACCGACGCGGCTACCAGGCTTCTGCACCCGAACTTGAGGTGGCTACTTGTGTTAGAGAGATGCTAGATGAATCAATCACAATGTACTCACATTTAACCAAGCAGTACTGCAAATGGTCAGCTCAGCTAGACAGTGCTGTCATGTATGATGTTGTTATACCGACAAGAAAACTAGCGATTGAGTTTAATGGTGATTTTTGGCACTGTAACCCTGCTATCTATTCTGCTGATTTTATGCACCCTGTTCGCAAGTTGACAGCATCTCAAATTTGGGAGTATGATAGACTAAAATTAGATCTGCTAGCCAGCGAGGGATATACCACTATGGTTATTTGGGAGCTCGATTGGGTTAATCACAAACAACAAATTTTACAGGAAATACAACAATGTCTAACGTAACTATTGAAACTATATCTGCTATTGAAGAAGTTGGTACAGTAGATGACTGGGTTTACGATATCACAATGGAGGAAGAGTCTCGCCCATACTTTTTTGGCAATGGAGTGTTGGTGCATAATAGTTGCTACTTTAACACCGGAGCAACAAATAAGGATGAAGCAATTGCAATTGCGGATGCTGTAGGTGAAGCAGTTAACGCATCGTATCAAGAATTTATGCAGAGAACATTCTTGTGTAACGAAGGATTTGATGACATCATCAAATGTGCTCGCGAAATTGTTAGCGACCGTGGGATATTTGTTGGTAAGAAATTGTACATTCTGCATCTAGTTAACTTAGACGGTAAAGATGTTGACAAGATGAAGGTTATGGGGTTGTCCATCAAGAAAACCACACTACCAAGACATGTATCAGACCGGTTAGAATCGTTTATCAACCGCTTGCTGGTAGGCGAGGACTGGACATCGATTTCACAGTCGATCGTGGACTACAAAGATGAGTTGAAGCGTTCATCTAACTGCATGGACATCGGTTTGCCTAAGGGTGTTAACGGCGTAGAGGAATACACCAAAGAATACGAGATGTACGGAGATGGTGCAAGATTACCTGGACACGTAGCAGCTGCAATCTATTACAACCAGTTGCGTGAGGAATACGGTGATAAGGTGAGTCCTGCTATTATATCTGGTTCGAAGATTAAAACATTCTATGTTAAAAACAAACACTCTAAGTTCAAGAGCGTAGCAATACCAACAGACATCGAAGTTGTTCCAGCTTGGTTCCTAGAAAACTTCCAGATTGATTATGATGCCCACATTTTGCGTTTGGTTGATAAACCTCTGGAAACTATTCTTACAGCGATTGAACAAACTGTACCAACGAAGCAATCGATGTTAGTGGATTCACTACTTGGTTTTTGAGGTTACAGATGAAGCGCTTTTATACCAGCTATTATGCAAAGAAGGGCAGAGATCCTAAAGCAGTTGCTATTAGTGCTAAAGCACCGGCCTATTTTTATGGCCGGTGGTATTTGAATCTCTCACCATCGTGGGAGATAATCAACGGCATCAAATACGGTAATATGACAGAAAGCGATTACGTGTATGAGTATCTGCGATTGTTGAACACTACCAGAAAGCTCAACCCACAGCAAGTGGTTGATGATTTAGACGATGGTTCAATCCTGCTATGTTATGAGGTGCCATCAGATTTTTGTCACAGACATATAGCTGCAGAGTGGATACAAACCAACACTGGCATCATAGTCCAAGAATGGAAAGACCCTATTATACCCACAATCGTTGACGAATTGATTGGGTTTTAGTATAATACCAAAACACCACAACAAGGTACATTATGGCTGACTATAAATTAACAAAACTAGATTCCACATCTTTAAGCTATATCGAGCGCGTAGTGAGCGTTGCCAAGATAGCTGGTATTGATAGTGTAATCATTGGCAATGGCATGGTACGCGGTATGGATGAAGACCAAACCGTGGTTATTCTTGATACTAATAACGTCCCATCTCTTCCTATGGATACGTCTATAGGACTTAACAGAGTTAGCACTTTTCAAAGTCGCTACGAAATATCTAAGTCTGCATCAGGTTTTTCCATTGATGCTTATGTAGATGATGGCGATGCTGATAACCCTTTCATCCGGAGCTTGACACTCAAAGGCAAGGGCACAAAAATTGATTTTAGATGTGCTGCTCCTGCATCCATCAAAGCACCAAAAACATTGAATGATACAGTTACGCACAGCTCCTGCTTTAATGCTGAAGCAGTGCAGATGATTGTCAAGGGTCAAAGCGCAATGGGCGCTGATGAGATGGCGTTACGTGGTTCCACAGATGGCGTAGTGCTGGAGATTCGTGATAATGGTGGGGACATGCTGACGTATGACATAACCAAGGATGTAAGACAAGAACACTCTGATGCATCAACAGATTTCTATCACAGATACCCTATCAAAGCAGTAATTCCGCTAATCAAACAAAACCCTGATGGTAAGTTTTTGCTCTCTAAACGCGGGATGCTGTACGTATCCGTTAACAACATTAACGTAGTTATTCTACCAAAGGCATAACCATGGATATTTTTCGTTCAAAAGAAGTTCAACAACTAAAAGAACAGATACAACAACTACAGCAGACTATCGAGCAGCAAAATGCAACTATTGCTGAGTTTACTGCTAAGGAAGAACTACAGAAGCGAGACGATTCTAAACCTTGGGTCCAGATTACCGGTGATTCTTTCGATACCACGAAAGGTATTAGATTATCGATGGACTGGAATGAAGCCTTTATTGACTATCTTGATGATATAGGCATCAAAGGACCCACAGAGAACGTTGCTGCACAACGTTGGTTAGCCATGGCTAACCTGAATATGATTGAACAGTTAGAAGCTGATGCAATCGAAAATACAACACAAGGCACTGTTCCAAGCGTATTGGATGGATATTAATCATGGCTAAGAAAGCAAAAATCATCAAATCAACATTACCAAAAATCGATTGTGACTGGGTTGTGATTGATGTATCAAACATTCTGTTCCGCACATTCTTTGTTGCTCGTCCAGGAGACGATGATATCACCGTGGCTGGTATGGCTGCCCATACAGCTCTAACCACAATCAACAAGTACTTTAAGCAGCTGAAACCCAAGCGCGGAATGGTGATGGCCTTTGACCGCACATCATGGCGCAAAGCATATACAGCTAGCGATGAGTCTCATCCTGCGTCTAAACCTTATAAAGGCAACCGTCGTCAAGATATGACTCCAGCTCAGGTACTTAAATTTGAGCAGTTCCTTGCACACATCGTGCT